CCTTTACATAGGTATCCAGCCACAAGTACTATAGTAAACCTAGTTTAACACCTAGGAAGGGCGGTTATGCTGTACCCTTATTACATACTGCTTTTTTAACGCAGAAACATCCGGAGCCATAGTATCGACTTTTGGACTATCCTCAAGTTACGAGCGTTCGTAGAGCTTGATCATTTTGATTTGTCAAATCAGTGTATTGACATTGCTGGCACACCAGTTCCGGTCACAACGAAGTAACCTCAAGGTGAGTAGAGCGATCTCTACTAGTCAGAGCCTGTGTTGCCTATATTAGTTTTGTTTTTGCCAGTGTTTGCGAGATATGGTATCGGTTTTGCTTTTTGGAGTTTTAGTATACTACTAGTTATATGATGCTTTAATTATTAGCTTATAACAGCGTTAAAACTTAACTTCTTGTATACTATAACAGAAATGATATAGTCTGTCAACTATTTTTTAAATGTTCTGTAAGAATTTTTGAGCTTCCAACTCTCACGTTGATGATTCCATTGTAGTAATCATCTGTTTCTAAAACTTTACGATCGAATTGTTCTTTTGCTTCTAAATAACTTAGAACACCTCTACTAGGACAAAAATACAAAATCTCTCTTGTAAATTTATCTTCTCCTAGTGTTAATACGTCTGCATTTAAATGATCTGAAGATCCCCAATAAGTTCTCCAATCACTTTCTTTAGTGCCACGTCTTTTATTCTTTCTTCCTTTTAGCGGTGGCTTAGTTGTTTTAAACCTTGCTAATTTTTTACCTATGTACTTTTTATCGTTAGTGAGGTTTGTAATTAAATATACGAACCCTTCACAGTCTGCCGGTAGTTCTTCAACTACTTCATTGTTATATGTCCACGGCATTACTGTTTCTCTTTGACCCATTCATTTATGGTCTTCCTGATTAAATCTAAGGTATCAAGCCCTAGTGTGGATTCATCTATAGTATTAGGAGCATGTAATAGTACATACTCGGGATTTGTTATTCCATCATCTAAATCTAATATACTTTGATCACCCACGGTATACTCTGACAGAATAATCATCTAACTTATCAATTAGATCGTAATCACCTGCCATTCTACACATCTTTTTAGCTAATTCTAATTTAGCATTAGTGTATTCTTTTATTTCTTCTTTAGTAATATCAAGTACTGGATTAGTGTCAATGAATACATGCTCGTATTTAACTTGCACACATGCTGGCAACAATTCTTTAACTTTATTATAATTTGTTAAGTCAATTGCTGGTTGTGTAATAACAGCCTGCGTAAATGCTTTTAAGTAATCTTCTTCGTGTGTTTTATCTTCAGTTGACAACCAAACAAGGTATGTTAAGCAAAACAAACTAGGAGCAAACGAATTACCAACTGGAATTTCAAATTCAGTTTTAATATATTCCTGAATATCTGTTAGTTGTTGTTTTTGTTTGCTATTTAACAATGTAGGATTGCCCGCAATTCCTTTAGGCAGTAACATTGCTTCAATTCTTAGAAGCATTTCGCTATACCAGTTTGGTTCAACTAATATAACTTCATCGTCCTTTTCTAACACGTAGTTGTTGAATACTAATATTCTAAGCATCAACTATCTCCACATTAGTATCAAATGTAGTAAAGCCATTTTCTTTTGTAACTTGTAACACGCTGTTAACCCTTCCTACTAATTCATCTCTATGTGAGATAAGCAATATATTCTTTTGTCTATCACGTTCCATTTTCTTTAATACACCTAATGCACTTTCAACACCAACTGTGTCCATTCCACTATCAACAAGTTCGTCAATGCAAAGGAAGTTAATTGGATGATTCATGCTTTCAAATACATCACGGAATGCCCAACTAAGTCCAAGTATAAGTCTATTACGTTCACCACGTGATAAATTATCAAAGTCTAAGTCCTGACCAAGTTGCGTAATAGTTACAGTTAGATCACTTTGGAATTGTACTTCATGTGGTAAACCTAATCGTGTAATGTAATATTCTAATCTTGTATTAAGGAACTGTAAGTTTTGTTCAATAATCTTTTTACGAATAAAACTATCTTTATTAGTAAGTAGTTTTAATAAAAAGTCTTGATGTTCTTTAAGTTCCGTAAGTCTATTTACCTCTGCCCAGTTTGTGTCTTGCAATCCAGTAGTTCTTAATATATCAATTTGTTCTATGTATGGATTAACTTCTTTTTCTGCAGCAGATAATGTTAGTTGTAGTTTATCAATCTTAGAAGAATGTTTATATGCTTCGTTTAATGTATTATATTCAATTCTAGGAGCAGTACCCAATGTGCCAATGTCTGTTAACGCACTAGTATACTCTGCAATTAATGCATTATCAGTATCTATTAAATGTTGACTTTCATCAACTAGTTCAGTTTTTTGTGCAACCATTTTCTCATGCTGGTCGTCGTGTATTTCTTGTCCACATGCATAGCATTTATGTTCTAACGTTGCATCTAAATCTTTTTGTGCTTTTGTTAAACGCTTTTGCTCACGCTCAACGCTACTTGTAAGCCTAGCTAGTTCCGCTGTTAGGGTATCTATTTGACTCTTTGTTTTATTAAATTCTGCAAATTCTTCATGTGCAGTTATTTCTTTATCAATGTCAATGTGTTCTAATGCTCGTATGTCAGCTGTGTGTTCGTTAATACGGTCTGTTAATTGAATGCCCCATTGCTTTTGTCTACGTTCGAGATCAACAATGTTACTATTAATCCGTTCGTTAGCATCTTCAATGCCTTTAATTTTATATGACTCTTCTGTTACTCTATCTTTAGTGCCTCTTAATAGTTCTTTAAGTATGTCTGCCTTTTCACTAAGTTTAGTAATACCGAGTAACTGTTCAATCATGTCACGCTGATCGTTGGCCCGCATACTAAGAAATGGTTCTGTATATGTGTTTAACGCACAAATATGTTTAAACATAGTATGACTCATACCAATTACACGTTCAATTACTGCTTGGCTTTGTCTACCTTCGCCTTGCATTTCATCTGTAATTCCTTCGTTACTGTCAACATCGTCAACTAAAAAACGAAACACATTAGACTTACGCCCACGTTCAATTCTATAACTTACTCCAGTCATTTCAAAGTCTACAGTAACTAACATATTTTTATTATTAGTTTTGTTAACTAGATTATCTTTTTTAATATTATAAAGCGCAGCACCATATAATGCATAACTTAATGCATTAACAATAGTAGTTTTACCTGTACCGTTACGTGAACCATCACCGCCCAAGTCTAAATTGTTACCCAATACAAGTGTTAACCCTGCATTGTTAAAGTGAACAGCCTGTGTGACATTGCCCACACTCATAAAATTCTTTAAGGTGATATTTTTAATTATTAGCATTTAAGTTGTTAGTCCTGTATAAATGTCTACTAGTAGTTCTTTTCTAATAGTATCGCTTTGTACTGATTCTAGCTGTGACAACACAATGGAATCTACGTTTTCTACTTGTATGTCAACACCAGTTTGCCAGTCATTTGTGTGTTCTTCTTTTTTACTTGGCATAAGAGCAATCTCACGCAAGTCGTATTGTTTAGCAAATGTTTCTTTAATAAAGTTTGCTTCTTCATAAGTAATACCAACGTCTAAGCTAACACGTGCATATGTTTTGTTTGAAAGAAACTTGTCTGGATCATCAATTAGTTTACTTAATGTTAACGTTCTGTACTTCGGAGCATCAGGCCATGCTAAGTATTCAATAGTGCCGTCCCAATCTAAGAACATACAGCCTCTGTCATCGTCCCATGCATCAGCATAGTTATGAGGGAAGCAGTTGCCTGGATAAATTACATTACCACGTTCTTGTCGTTTGTGGAAGTGTCCACTAAAAACTTTCTCTGGACGAGCTAAGTCTTCTGCTTTAAGTCCGCCATGATCTGGCATTTGCACAAGTGCATTCATGTAGAAGCTTGGTAATTCAAAATGACCAAACATAAACTTACAATCAATTTCTTTTAACTTCTTCCACTCGTCTTCGCATAGCCAAGGAATAAATGCTACGCCATCCTCAATAAACGATTCATTGTTTATCATTCTTATTTTCTTAAACTCTTCAATCATTGACAAACTATGAATTTCTCGCTTCTCACGATAATATAAGTCGTGGTTGCCAGTAATCATAATAACTTCATCAAAGTTATCATTGAGTTTACGTAGGTTACTAGTTGTATAGTTAAGTGTACTAACATTAATGCTAGCACGATTATGATGCCAATCACCTAAGAAGAAACATTTTTTAATGCCTCTCTTTTGTGCTTCGGTGATCATCCATGTGATAAAATCTTCACAATCTTGATTATGAAGTCTACTGTTATTCTTCATACCGAAGTGGATATCAGTAAAAATTACTGCCTTATCAAAAAACATTTATTCTCCAGTGTTTGTTTCTTCGTTGTTATCTTCGTCAGCGTACTCGGTTACTTGCCCCTTCTTTAATGTTGGTGATATCTCTTTTAGTTTAGTTTCTCTATCAATATGTGCAGCCCATTCAGCATTAAATGTTCGTGTGCTACTTGGATTGAGACCTTCTTCTTCTAATAAATCATCTCTAATGTTTTGACTACGTTTTTCTAAATTAAGAACACGTGTAAAACTATTATTAATTGCGGCTGTATAATATGCAAATGGGTTTTGTGATTTAAGTTCATTAAACTGTAAACCAATTTGTGCAAGCTGTAATAGTGCTTGTCCACGCATTTCGTCTACATAAGTGTACCCACGCCAGTT